GAGTTTCCTGACTACGACGTAATGACGCCTCACTCTCAGCACTATAGGCCTTCTGATAAGCGTCAACAGCAGGAGTAAAAATATCCTGAACTTGAGGCATCTGTGCTGTGTAACCAGCACCACCAGGAGTACTAGCACCACCCTTTAAAGCCGCTAACATAGGATTAATACCAGCAGCACGCATATCAGCAACGGCACGTTGATATGACGTATTGCTCATACGCTCCTGAAAATCCATCTGCTTAGCAGCAGATTCAGCAGACGCAAGATTAGCTACCTGCGCGGCATCAACACGAGACTTATTAGCCTGGCTGCCGCCATACAGACTAGCAGCAGCACTTACCCAAGGCACTATAGGCGACAAAGGCTCGATCGCCTTTGCCACCACCGAAACGGGCTTCAAAATAGTATCTAACAAGCCCACAATAACTCCTTAAAAATGGTCAATGAGTCCAGGAACAGAGTACAACGGCATCGGCCTAGCCATCTTGATATCAAAAAACGCATCAAGCAAAAACTGCTGACCATTCGCAGCTGCACCTACCGCAACGACCCGCTCCACTGGAGGGGTATCCTCAATAAACTCACTATTAAGCGTAGGCAAATCACCAAAATTCTGCGCCAAATGCCAAGCATCCAATGTTCCGGCTGCCGTAGACCTAAAGAGACCAGTAATCTGGCTCGGCTTATAGCGATACTCTGCCCAGCGCTCTTGGTAGCCAAATACATCATCATCTTCCGCAGTACCCTGGACATAAATTTCCTTATTAAGAACCGCTTGTTCGCCAAGCGTAGCAAAAGCAGGAAAATAAAAATCATAACGAGTCTGACGACTCCACATCTTATGCAGACCCTGCTGATACGTCAGGTCTGCCCTCACGGCCGCAAGGCCAAGAATCACACCATGTTCAGTACTAGAGTACGTAAAACCATGGCCCTGTGCGAGAGCTGTACCCATTGCTGCAAGGTTACCTTGTGGAGTAGTGTTCTCAGCCAAACCCGTTGCACTGGTTTGCGCAATAGGATTAATGACAACGGGAGTTGAACCACCACCAAGATATTCAGGCCGCTGCAAACGAGCATCTGGGCTAACAACGCCAAAGTGTGCACGAATAATTTCAGTATAACGAGTACCACCTCGAGCATCCCTCTCTAACAACTTCTGTATCTGAAAACTCTGACGAAGCTGATTAATCGTAACCGCGGTAGCAGTAGACAAATCGGTCACAAGACCAGTCTCGTCACCAAACTTAATAGGCTGCACAGACGCAGACGCAATAGAAGACGAAACTGCCGACGTATTCATATACTGCGCATAATCACCAACGCGCAAATTTGCGTTGGTAATAGTAGAACTAGAAACCTGAAAATTGTTTCCATTAGAAATAACATCAGCCAAACCACCTAACGGCAACGTAACAGCATCGCCCTTCTGAGGCCAAGGCAATGCTGACGTAAAATAATCATGACGCTTACCACGCCGACGTAAAACGTAATCGGCGGGATCATCAGGACCATCGCCAAGATCGACAACAGCACTATCTTGCAAATTCTGATCACGAAACCACTCATTCCAAATCAAGTTGTAAGCACGAGGCCAAAAACTACAATGATCAACAGTAGCGGCACCGCCAATCTGCCCAACAGTTGGGAGACCCATATAGTCTTGCAAAGAACCCACAGCATAACCACCAGCAGGACTGGTAGTAGTAGGTACAACATAATCAATGGAAGAGTCAGGGTCAGGCGTACGCTCACCCATAAACTTTTGCCAATTTTCCCAAATAAGCCTATTAGGTACAAAGAAAAAGAAAGTATCAAGATGCATGTTGTCCATAATTGGAAACAACGGCGTTGCCAAACGGGCAAAAGCGGTCATCTTAAGATTAAAAGTATCGCCTGGAAGTACTTCATCACAATACACAGGCACTAGATAACCAGAATCAAACGTAGTCTTATACGCCTTCTGGCTATCAAACCGACTGCGGGGAATATCCGCACGCGGAATCATAGCGAACTGGTGAACATTTACTGACTGATTACGATGCATATCGATCCTCCAAATTCCGAGGGCCCTTCATCTCTGAAGAGCCCCCGGCCTATTTACTTACGTACCTTCAGTTGCTTGCCCATTGCAAGAACCTTCGGATCCTCATACAAATCAAACCGGCCATTCGAATCATCAAATGAACCGAGCTCATACAAATCAAAATCATCAGGATGCTGATACACCTGATTGTCTTCCGCAGGACGATTTACTTCATCCTGAAAAGACCTAACGGCGACACCAACAGCTGGCAAAAAAAACGGACGGCCAAAAGCCTCAGCAGCCCGATCCTTAATAGAACAAACAATCATCTTCATACTTACTCCTCACGTAAGTGTACGTTTCAACGACTGAAGGCGCGCTTTCGCGACCTTCTCCTTAACTGCAAGCCTTTCGTCTGTATCGACTTCACGCTCACAACGCCTTTTATACCTGTCTAATTCGATCATGTCAAACTCAACTGGATACTCCTTCGCAAACTTTCGATCATAGTAGCGAGGAGGCTTAACTTGCTTACCATTCACAACCACATAGTCATGTGGATAAACATCATCCTTCCACTGCTCATACCACTGAGCTGCAATACCTGGCTTCAAAGACATCTTATTAAACTCCGGTCTTCTCAGACTAACCTCACCCGTAACCGGGTGTACAAACTCATAATGATCATCTGCATTCTTACCTGTTTGCTTCTTCATAATATAACGAGCAACATACGCAGCTGACTGAAAAGTAACATCTCCTACCGAACTGTAACCAAAAGACATCTCCGTCCTTGGATCGGTCCATAACTCCTCAAGAGCCTGGCTCCGATATATAACAGACCCAGACGACGTTTTCTGCCAAAACGTCTTATCCTCAAAATCAAAATTAAACAAACATGCATGAAAATGCGGACGTCCAAAATTCTCACCATACTCGCCCGCCATGTAAAACCTGATCGGCCGCTTACCTTGAGAATCTTCTTCGTAACCGCTAAAGCGTTTCCGTAGCCGCTTCATGAACTTTTGAAAATGGTCGTAATGTAACGACTTATCTTCTGGCACCCAATCATCATTGTAGGTCAATGTGATAAAGCAGTTCTTCTGCCACAGACTTGCTTCATGCATGCACCTAACAGCCCACTGGCGAGAACGCTCCAGCCGACAACCCACGCACTGCCCACATGGCAGCGTGAGGGAGCGTGTGATGTCAAACCGGGCGTTCTCATAAAAAACCACATCACCAGCAGCCGTTTTATACGCCTGCAGCGGGTGATAACAAGGCATTACATCCGCCATCCACCACGCATAGGATTAGAACGAAGATTAGGCATCTTCGTACGCTTCACATTACGCTTAAACATCTTGGACGACTTATACTTAGAAACAGACTTGCGATTTACCGGTCTCATAGATCTCTCCTAGTTGGTGTCACCTGGCACAGTTACATCAAGTAGATCACTGTGCCACGGAGGGTTAGACACCCTCCGAAACGCTGGATTCGGCCGTTTGAACGGCCTTCTGAGGCTCAATCAGCCCCATCTCTACCAGCTCCTCCCGATTACGCTCATCCGAGCAAAAATCAACGAACGCACCAGCGTCGTTACCAAAACGCTTCCTTACAGCCGAAGGAAGCGCATCAAACGCCATCCTGGCGTCTATCACAGCGTTCATAGCGCTGTGATAATCAGAAATGCCGGAAAAATCCCCGTATTGAGGAATACGGGCACCCGCCGGCAATCCAGTAACACCAAACTTAGTCAACATATAGTTAATATCGCACTCAGCCTTAAAATTCTGCTGAGTACGCGTACCATCAGTACAATAAAGCGCGGATTGCTCCGACGCTTCATTCGTATCATAGTTATACGGATTACGAACAAACGTGTTCAAGGCTTTCTCCTAGTAGGGGTACCGCGATCATAAGTATCAGCTCTACGCTTACTAATAAGCGCATCAACAACAGCCCCCAAAACATCTCCAAGGGGGCCAAACTGCTCTGCAAAACGCCGAAAATTACCCGTAGACATTTCGGCTTGCAACTGATTAGCAGTTAACTTCGTACGAGTCAAAATCTCCTGAGTGGTAGCTAAAATCTCCTCGTAAGTCGCACCCAAATTCTTGGTGCGAGCAGCAACCTCGGAAACCTGACCCATCAACAACTTAGTAGTAGCCCGAATGCGCTCGCCTTCATCAGGAATATTTTTTGTCTCCTCAATGATCCTATCGGCCATTGCATAAGCCTGAGTTTCCTGACTACGACGTAATGACGCCTCACTCTCAGCACTATAGGCCTTCTGATAAGCGTCAACAGCAGGAGTAAAAATATCCTGAACTTGAGGCATCTGTGCTGTGTAACCAGCACCACCAGGCGTACTAGCACCACCCTTTAAAGCCGCTAACATAGGATTAATACCAGCAGCACG